TGGTGCCGCTGCACGCCGCCGTGATGTACTTCGCAACTGCGGCGGCGAACCAGTGATGAGACTGGGGGAACTTCGCCACGAACAGCGTCTCAATGCGCTGGTCTTCCAAGAGGTTGAACGCCGTACGCACATACTTGATGTCTACGGTGCCCGCTATGGCATTATGCCTTGAAGTGTGCGAGTGCGCTTCTATCCGCTTCCACAACTTGCCGTTGATACGAGGGCTGTACAAGACATGGGCAAGTTCGTGATAGTTCAGCCCTCTGAACCAAGCCAGCCTGCTCAGGATTTCTTCGTGCGACCGTCGTGTTGAGAACGCCCCGCCGCCCCTAGCAAGCACATCTACCGCGAAGATGTCCTTGAGGGCGAAGTTGGAGAACCAAATGGTTGAGCCATCGGTCATGGCGGGCGCGTTGATGCTCAACCCCGCCGCTGGGTTGGCAATGTCCGTTCTCACACTGCGCCCCGCCAGCACGCTGTTCACGCGCGTGAAGAGGGAGAGCAGTGCTTCCACAAGTGTCCCCGTGGAAATCTGTTGAGGGTCGTCCGTCCATTCGGTCGGTTCAGCCGCACCTACCTTGGGATACCGCATTGTGAGTAAGCCTTTCGTTCGGGTATTCGTGGATGTGAGCGGTGGTGGCGGCGCTTTTGTGAGCACCACCACCACCGTATTCGCATTGGATGACTAGGAGTTGCTGTCGGACTTCTTCTTCGTGATGGCGAACTCCGATGACTGCTGGAAGTCGCCCTCGTTGAGGTCGTCCCAGATTTTCGGTGCGTAGTTCACCAAGACTTCGTGTACGACCTGCTGCTCTTCTTGCGGGAACGCCGCGATGAAGTTGTGGAGTGCGAAGTCAAACCCGAGGGTTTCGTTCCACTCTTCCACCTCCATCAACAGGTTCGTGCTGATTGGCGTGGACAAACTCCCGATGTCCACCTGCCCACGGAGGGCACCAGCCAGTTCCTGCAACGCCGTGCTGTTGAGCAACTTTCGCTCAATCGCGTCGTCGTACGGGAAGTACAACTTGACTGCGAAGCGGTTCTTGAACGCTTGGTTGAGCGGTCGGGTGCCTGCGTAGTCGGGGTTGTACGCTCCGATGACGACGCAATCGGGATGCACCGCCACATGGGATGGGCAGGACGAACCTTCCGCCTCTTGGATGGTCAGCACCCTGCGGCGGTCAAGGAGACCGTGCAGGTACGACGCAATCTTGGGGGGCAGGAAGTTCACCTCGTCCAAGTACACGATGCCGCCATGTTGCGCGGCGAGCACCATTGGGCCAGGAACGAAGTCCAGAGTGCTGTCTGGCTTCGGTGTCCACTTGCCGACGAAGATTGAGGGTTCGGCGGCACCGTTACACGGGATGTTCACGACGGGCAGGTTGTGCTCTGCCGCGTATGCGTACACGCACGAAGTCTTGGCCGACCCCGTGGGGCCGTACAGGAGGACATTGTGCTTGGACTGACGCGCGGCATCCAGAATGTCAATGTCGCGCACCCCTCCGATTTCGCGGCTGATGTAGGCATCGCCAGCCCACTTGTCCTTGTCAGGGATGAGTGTTGCCAGCGGGTGTTGGGTGGTATTCAGTGTCGCCTCCTTGGGCTTGGTCTTGGTGTTGGTGCTTACCTTAGCAGTCATTCGGTGTTCTCCTTTGGTTGGTATTCGTGGATGTTGGAGACACGGTGGCGGCGCTTTTGTGAGCACCGCCACCGTGACACTCGGATTACTAGCAGTGGTTCTTCTGGAAGCAGGTCGGGCAACACACTTCTGCCATGAGGTAGCAGGCGTCGTTGACCGACACGCTGGTGCCGCAGGTCTCGCACACCACCGTGTTTGGGTACCTGTCCCAGATACTCCACCCTTCTTTCTGGACGAGCACGGCGGCGTGCTCATCGCAGAAGTAGTCTGCCCAATCCCCCGCACTCGGGCCACCCGCATAGCAGGTGGCTGGCTTGGGACACCGCCACTGTCCTCTCCATGAAGCACCGCACTGGTGTGTCATTCGTATGTCTCCTTTTCTGTTGGTATTCGTGGATGTGAGCGGCGGTGGCGGCGCTTGCGCGAGCGCCACCGCCGTATTGCTTGGAGCGCTACTTCTTCTTGGACGCCGCGTTGAGGGTCGGGATGATGGCGTCGTTGAAGAAGTACTTGACGCCAGTGCCCTTCTCCAACACGGTGACTTGGCTTCTGCCTCTGCCGCCCTTGACACCAGCGAACACGAATGTGCGGTTGCCGTGCCTGAACTGAGTGCCAATCTTGGCTTTCAGCACCAGTTCCTTGAAGTCACTCGTGTAACCCGTGTATCCGTACTTCTGATACAGGGAGACTTCGGGCGACTTCATGTTCACGCCCGTCGTCTTGTCTGTCTGAACCGCCACTGCTGAAATGGAGATTTTGAACGAATCGCCGTATTGAGCGCTCGTCTTGGTGATTTCCATTCCGTGCTTGGCGAGCACTGCGCTGGTTGCTTTCTTGATTTCTGCTGCGAGTGCTTTGCACTGCTGTTCCGTGATGGTACTCACTAGATGTGTCTTCCTTTCGTTGGTATTCGTGGATGTTGTCAATCGGTCTCACGACCTTGTGCCAGTGAGGGCTTCGCACCCATACACCCCTGATTACGAGCACTGGCGACCGCAGAACGGTTGAGTATCACAAGTTGCACCCTTTTCCACAGCCCAGTTCTTCCGAGGTACTTGCCGCCGCCGTCATCTTGGACTTATGCGTTCCCAGTTTTTGCGAGTTTGCAATCACCGATGCTACTTGCTGCCAGAGCAAGTGTCAGCGCAATGCTTGTCGCCCGTACTGCGCGTATCCCCGTGCCTTGCTGAGATTTTTACGAACTGACGGCACACCGCCAGCAAGTCGTGAGAATGGGTGGCGGCGCCCGTATGAGCACTTCCACCAACTTCACCTTGACAAGAACACAGAAGAGTTTGTAATCAGGCGGGAATACCACCTGCTTCCAGTCTGTGAGTACGAACTTGTGTGACGGAATCGCACCGTCGCCCTTCCGTGAGGTCAGCCCGTCAGTGTCTTCGGGGCATTCGGAATGGGTGCCGCTTCGGAATCGGAGTATTCGCTTATCCGTTGGTTGGGTTGAGGCGCCTATCTTGTTGGTCGCCGCACGGTTCACTGCCGTTCACCACTAGACCGCCGTTACCCCGTGAGCCTTTCGTTTTGGCAGTGCGGTCGTCCCTTGGTCAGAGGCTTTGTTGTTCGGAACAAGTGTGAGTTCGTGACCCTTGTTGTCACCGCTTGCCCAGAGGCTTACTGACACTGCCTTGCGAGAGGAAGTTCACGGTCGGGCTGTCCTGAGCCGTTCATCCTTTGCGGTCATCTGAAGTTGTCAAGGTGCGAATACCAGTGTATCCCCAGAGAAAAGCCTTGTCCAGTCAGGGTTTTGTGGGGGTACCCGATAAAAGCCTTATTCCATAAGGGTTTCCTGTGACCTGAAAGCCTTATGGAATAAGGGTTTCCCGCGACCTGCTCATAACCTGAAAGCCTTATTCCATAAGGGTTTTCCGCGACCTGAAAGCCTTATTCCATAAGGGTTTCCTCAGGGTATCCCCTGTTTCCCTTATTGGGCTTGGGCTGGATAGGGGCGCCAATACCGCCTCTTGGGGCGTTGGCGGGGCACGCCCAGCCCAGTATGGGCGAACTGGTGTTCGCCCGTTATCCCGCCAGAACGCGCCAGAACGCGCCCATACTCCCGTTCACACTGAACGACTGAACGAATGTGGGAATGGTGCGTTGCAGTTGCGCGTGAGAACAGGTGGCGGCGCAAAAATGAGTGCAGCGCATCATCAAGCGCCAGCAGGATTGTATTCATCACTATTGCTAACTAGACAGGAGAACAATCGCGCATTACGCTGTCGCGCTACCAAGGCGCGCCTCCCTACTGGTACTGATACCAAGTGATTGGCACCAAGAAACAGAAAGAATACTTCTCTTAGTACGAATACCAGTAGGAAGCCACACCACCAAGCACCAAGGAGCACCGCATGACAACTTCCGCCATAGAAGCGCTTCTGATTTCCGCAGTGCTCAGACAGGAAGATTACCGCACACCGCTACTTGAAGGCGTCATGCCAGAGTGGTTCGTGTCGTATCGCGCCGAATGGGAATGGATTGCTCGCTACATAGAACGGCACCACAAGGCACCGTCAAAGTCTCTGTTCAAGACGACCTTCCCCGATTTCTCGGTCATGAAGGCGGACGATGTGGAATACTGCGTTCAGGAAGTCAAGGAGGCGTACCTGCGGCGTTCCATTATCCTCTTGATGGACGACTTGGCAGGAAAGATTCGTGACGGCACTGCTCCAAGCGAGATGATTGATTTCGGCCAGCGCCAACTCAACCAGTTGCAGGTTCAGTCAGATGGTGCCAAGAACGAGACGGACATCGTGGAAGACTGGTCGTTGGCATACGGCGAGGCGGCACGACGATACGAACGCCGAAACGAGAAGGGGCTTGCTGGGGTGCCAACTGGCTTTCCAACTCTGGACAACCTGACTGGCGGTGTACAGGAGGGCGACTACTGGATTGTGGCGGCCCGTCTCGGTCAGGGAAAGACATGGACGCTTATCCGAATGGCTTGCACTGCTCTGTACAGGGGCATGGTGGTTCAGTACGACGCCTTGGAGCAGTCACGGGCACAGATTGCGATGCGCTCTCACAGTTTCTTGTCCAGTATGTACGGTCGTCAGGTATTCCGCTCAATGGATTTGATGCACGGAAAAGACTTTGACCTAAAGGCATACCGAGACTTTCTGAACGGACTGAAAGACAAGATGAGCGGCAAGTTCTTCGTGAACGACACTTCTCGGGGCAGGCTGAACCCAAGCATGATTGCCGCACAGATAGAGCGAAACAAACCGAATGTGGTCTTCATTGACTATCTCACGCTGATGAACACGGGCGGCGACGATTGGAAGGCGATTGCGAACCTGTCGGCGGAGTTGAAGGGCATCGCCATGCACTACCAAGTACCCATCGTGGCGGCGGCTCAAATCAACCGTATGGCTATCGGCAACGATGTGCCGCGAGCAGAACACTTGGCTGGTGCGGACGCTATCGGGCAGGACGCCGACTGCGTAGTGACGATGAAACAGATGTCTGCTCATGTCGTCAAGATGCACTTGGCTAAGTTCCGCCACGGCTCCGACGGTCAGACATGGATGAACGAGTTCCGCCCCAACTCTGGGAAGTTTGACGAAATCAGTACCGACAAGGCAGAAGAAATCATGCAGGACGATAAGGAGATGGCGTGATACAAGTACAACACAATGGTGGTCGTTCGGAGACGATTGTTCGCTTCCTGAAGCGGCACCTGAAGGTGACGAGCAAGAACGGGCTGGAATGGCAGGCATTGTGTCCGTATCACGACGACAAGACCCCCTCGTTCAGTGTGAACATTCGCAAGGGGCTGTTCATTTGCTACGCCTGTGGAGCCAAGGGCAACATGAAACAACTAGCGGAACATCTCCAAGCCAGCGCCCCAATGGTTCACGAACCGACGATAGAAGAACTAGAAGCAGAGTTGGCAAATCTGAAGCAGTCAATGGCGCAGGCTGACCGCCCGATTGTCGGACTCAAAGTGCCGCCAATCTACACAACGCCCGAAGCGACCCGCGTGTGCCAAGAGTACTTCGGTGCGAAGCGCAATCTGAACACGGAAACAATAGAAAGATACCGTCTCTGTGCTGACACTGTTCACAACGAAGCACTGATTCCAGTGTGTGACTTGGAGGGGCGCATCGCCTTTTTCATTCGTCGTGCGATTGACTGGGATGGAGCAGGGCTGAAGTATCGCTATCCCAAGGGCGCCAAGGTGTCCGAGTATCTGTTCGGCGCAGACATCGCTAAGAAGTGGTTCTCAACCACGACTAGCACCAAGCAGACTGTGCTGGTCATTACGGAGGGGACATTGGATGCCATGTCGGTAGATAATCCGCCAGTGAAAAGAGATGTCTGGAATAGGCACGACGCTGTGATGTGTGGGGTTGCGGTCATGGGCGCCAAAATCTCTGAAACGCAAGCCCACCTTGTTCAGAAACTGGCTCCGTCGCTCATCTTCATCGGAACCGACAGTGACCGTGCTGGTAGGGAAGCGGCGATGCAGATAGAAAACGCTCTTCGCGCCGTTCGTGTTGGTGGCCCGTTCGTTCATCTGGCGTGGAGCAACAACTACAAAGACCTGAACGAACTGCCCGAAGACCAACTACTTGAAACTCTGGACGAGGCCTTCGCCCGTCATCCGCTTAGCAAATAGGACAACGGGGTGGAGGGAATGCGCTTCCGCTCCACCCCGTCGCCAAGGAGGTAATACATCCCGCACGGGAACACCACCCCCCATGCGAGACAGATGCTATTGAACACGCTTGAATGGTGCCTTGTCAAGCATTTTTTGAGATTTTGGCTACCAGCCCTCGCGCTTGCGGTCTTGGACGAAGACGGGCGCCTGCATGGTGATGCCTCGTTCGGGCGTGATGATGGCAAGCGCTTGCTGTGGCTGTTCATACTGGAAGTTTGAGATAGCGGCGTATTCGTCGTAGCCCTTCAGCGAGCCATTCACAATCAGATTGGGTGTCTGCACAAGTTGGTGCCAGTGACCGCACCACATGGTAGAGAAGTTCTCGCCCGTAGCCAGATAGCGCTGTGCCTTGCGTGCTCTAAGCCGCATAATCGGGGGCCAGATACCGCCGATGCCACCGCCGCCGCTTGCTTGGTCGCCGTGTGTGAGTAGGTGCCCGTAGCCGTAGACCTGAACCAAACAATCTGCTCCGTCAGGTATCTGGAATGTGACCTTGTTGTTGTTGGCGTAGTGTCGCTCCAACATCTTGGCCAGTAGCCAGTCGTAGTTCGTCTTCGCCCGCAACTTGGCACGCGGCTTGCGTGAGGTGCGCCCATGGTTGCCTACGACTGACGCGATGTGAATGTGCCCGAACTCTTCCTGCAAAAGGCCGATGGCACTACCGATTTGCTCTGACCAGTGCAACAGGGATTCCATGATGGTGGCCGAGTTCGTTTCCGCTAGTTCTTCGTGGATGTCGCCCGAAAAGATGTCGCCGCCGAGCAATACAACTGCTCCGTCATAGGTAATGCCAGCCAGATAATGACGAGCGACCTTGACCACATTCTGTGACCACTTTTGGAGACGAAGTTCTGCGATGTGTCGGTTGTAGGCGTTTAGACCGTCAATCTCTTCGGGCACTACTACTTCGTCAAAGTGTGTGTCTGAGAGCATCACGACCAAGGTAGCCGCTGACTTCTTTGGCTTGGTGGGAGACAGCCAGCGTGGTGGATGAATGGACTGCCCAAGGATGTTCTCTGTGGCTTCCAGTGTTGCCGTCACCTTGTTGAGGCTGTCAGTCAGCCGTGCAGTTTCTGCCACCAGTTTCCGATTGTTCTTGCGCAGACTCTCTACCTCTGTTCGTAGGGCGTCCTTGCTTTCCATTGCTTCCGTGAACTTGCTCATGCTGTTGGGGGTGCGTTGCTTTGAGAGCGGAAGTGCTTGCGCCAGCGTTGTAGCGACGCCTCGGAAGTTGCCACGCCAAACTCTCTAAGGATGTCCACTAGCACTGGAATCGGCGTTGTTCCCTCTTGTAGTTCGTGAATGAAGTCGCGGTAGGACTCTTCATCAAGGGTTGCCACCAGCGTTTCTTTGAGTGACAACTTGCGCTTCTGAAGAACCATTTCCGAAAACTTGCTCATGCTACCCTCCACGGGCTTTCGTCCCGAGTGATGTTGGCGGGGTGGATGTTCAATGTGTATGACCTTCTTCTGAGTGACCATGCTAGTGCGCCAGCGATGAAGGTGTCGGGAGGATGCCCCGAACCAAACAGGTCTTTCTGTGTCACATACTTGTGTTCTGAGTAGGCGAACTGGATGCGCGGGCTTTTCAATCCAAACTGCTCTATGCCAGCGATGTATTCAGTGAATACGGTTTCTCTTTCACGCCCGCGCAGAACGATTGGGCGAACCTTCTTCTTGTCATACTCAATCATGTCGTCCACTACATTGCCAATACCAGTGGCATCGTGAATGCAGAATCCTCCATAGGATTCCATTCTTCGGTTCAAGTCCGCCACCATCTCTGGCCATGACTTGCGCCCAGTTCGCAGGAATGCCACTTCCCGCCAAGGGTTCTCGTCCACACGGAAGGTGCGGATAATCGTCCAGTCTCTTTCTTTCGCCCAGTCCACACCAGTGATGTAGGAGGCTTCTGCCAATGGTGGTTCCGCGATGATGTATTCGTCCACATCTCCAATGTACACGCCCAGTGTTGGGTCGTACGCCGCGTCCACGAACCGAGTGTCAATGGCGCGACCGTCAAACGATGGTTCTTGCAGGTCGTATTCCACCTCCCACATTCGGGACGAAACTTCTAGTTTCTTGCGCTCAACCATCTCGCTGGACAGCCAGCCGCGTTCTGTGTCTGTGCCAAGTGATTCGCGCCAGCACCACTCGTAGACTGGCCACCCTTTTTCGTTGGCGCGTTTGAGCAGTTCAGTCATGGTGCCGTCGGGATACTGATGAGTGCTGGAAATGACAGTCTGTGACTGCAATCCCCGAGCGTCCATTGGTTGCCCTTGTGCGGCTTCAAACAGTTCAATCTCCATCTCGTCCACTTCGTCCAGCCGCAGGCGTTGCGGGTGCGGCCCACGGACGGACTTCTGAGATGCCATAAGC